CACAAATTGGAAGTGCTAGTATAAGCTTAGATCACAGTCAACCAGTTTATAATAGTACTAATAAAAATTATACTGTTGCTGGTTATTTAAGCGACAATGATATTGATTATGTAAGCGTTCAACCCACAACCCTTAACACCAACCTAACCGCAACAAATTATCTAGGAATGGCCTCTAATACAGTAGCCGATAATGAAGAATGTATCATTAATACACAAGGTGCTGTTAACTCTGATCAAAGCAGTTTAACAGCTGGACAATTGTATTATGTTCAAACAGATGGTACATTGTCTACCACGGCAGGAAGTCCGTCTGTTATTGCTGGCATTGCTACGTCCGCAACAACACTATTAGTAACCAAATCGTAATAAAGGAGAAACTTATGAAAGCGATTAAATGGAATGGAGGAGACAACGATGGTGTTGTTATTTACCTCTTTGCAGATGACACAGCGATTGATGTGCAATCTGACAAAACTGTAATAGGAGATCCTGAGACTCTTATTATATCTGATTGTAACAGTTCTAATGTAACTGTTGTAACAGGTGTTACCGACCCCGGCGATTATTGGGGGTGGAAATACAAACATACTTCAGGTTCTAGCTTAAATCTTAATAATGATGGTGATAATGCTTTTAAAGGAATTTCAGAGTTAAAAGCTGATATTACTTCGCTAGATACAACTATTGATGTAGGTAATTCAAATCCTTTTACAACAACCGGAACAGTTCAAATTGGTGATGAAAAAATTGCTTATACAGGTGTAAGCGGAACAGCTTTAACTGGTGCTACTAGAGGTTCAGGCAGTACAACTGCTACAGCACATACATCAGGAAGTAATATAACACAGGTCTAGTATATGTTTAGTGTAGGTACATATTCCGATTTTCCTTTTTCAGATCAAGGGTCTTTATCTGTAACAGTTGAGGTTACGGGTGTTGTTGGCACTGGTCAATTAGGAACTGCGTCTGCGGGACAATTTGTTACTGTAGTACCTACTGGTGTTTCCGCAAGTACAACTATTGGCAATGTAACTATAGATGCAGTCTTTAATGTTACTGATGTTGTAAACGGAGTAAGTGCAACTATATCAATAGGAACGTACTCAGTTGCAACTCAAGGTAACGAACTTGTTGTTACAAATGGAGTTGCTGCCACTGGTGCAATTGGAACTCCAGCTACTAATTTTGATTCTGTTATTACACCTACAGGTCAAACAGCTACTGGAGAAATAGGAACAGTTGCCTCTAATACAAGCTCAATAGCTAAACCTCGTCAAAATGAAGATTTTGTAATAACAGTAAAAAGCACTGCTAGTGGTAATAAATATTTTGTAAATGGTGTTCAACAACAAATGCCTACTGCATTGCACAAAGGTTTTACCTACAAGTTTGATCAATCAGATTCAAGCAACAACAATCATCCAATGAGATTTTCTACGACAAATAACGGCTCTTGGGCTGGTGGCTCAGAATATACTGATGGAGTCAGCGTAGTAGGCGTACCAGGTCAAGCTGGAGCTTACACGCAGATCGTAGTAGCTAGTAATGCACCTTCTCAACTTTATACTTACTGTCTTAACCACAGTGGTATGGGTTTTGGAGTTCCTATTGAAGCGAACGTAAATCTCTTAATGACATTGAGCGATGGAACTGTTACGGTATCAGAAGGAGTAACAATAATTCCTACGGGATTAACGTCTCAAGGTTTAATTGGTCAAATAACCGTAGGTTTAGGTGCCGATGTATTCCCTACTGGAGTGAGTGTAACTGGGTCAATTGGAGATATACTTCTCTGGCAAGAAGTTAATACTAGCCAAGACCCTAATTGGACAAGGATTGCTGCATAATGGCTACATTTAGTAATTTAGGAATAAAATTAATTCAAACAGGTGAAGAGTCTGGTACATGGGGTACAAGTACAAATACTAATTTTGATATTGTAGATCAAGCTATAGGCGGATATGTAAGTCATACAATGTCTGATTCTAATTTAACTTTTAGTATTTCTGATGGATCTACATCAGATGCTAGAAATAAAATTGTTAATTTTACAGGAACTTTAACAGCCAACAGAACAATAACTTTTTCTCCTTCTGATTTAGAAAAAAATTGGTATGTAAAAAATTCTACTACTGGCGGTTACTCTCTTATTTTTAAACAAGGATCTGGTGGAACTACAGTTACTGTTCCTAACGGAATAAGTGCTATTATATATACTGATGGTGCAGGAGCAACTAACGGTAATGTTGTAAATGGTATTGGAACTCTTTTAACAAAAGGAATTATACCTGATACAGACGATACACATAATATAGGAACATCTACTCTTAAATTTAAAGATATTTACATTGATGGAATTGCTTATTTAGATCAAGTAGATGTTAACGCAGGAACAATTGATGGTGTTAGTATAGGAAGTAACGCACCTGCTACTAATTTAACAGTAGATCTTGTAAATATTGATGGAAATAATATTAAAGCTACTTCAAATCAATTAGCATTTATAACAGGCGGTACAGCTGAAAGAATACGAATAGACGCTTCTGGTAATATTTTTTACGGAGCTAGAACAACAACAAGTGCCGTTGATAATGCTACAGCTTACTTAGATACAAATACTACCCTTCAAAGCTATCAAGGCACTGGTATACCACATATGCAATTTTTAAACGGAGCTACAACTGTAGGCTCTGTTACTAACAACGGAACTGCTGCATCATTTAACACCACTTCTGATTATCGAGTTAAAGATAAACTAGGTGAAATAGAAGATGCTGTTGAAAGAGTTCTGACGTTACAACCTCTTCTTTATTCTTTTATAGGAAGCGAAGAGATTAATGAAGGTTTTATAGCTCACGAAGTTGATGCTGTAGTTCCTAATGCAGTTACCGGTGATAAGGACGCTGTTGATCCAATAACAGACGCACCAATCCTACAGCAATTAGATTTATCTAAGCTGGTTCCTTTACTTACTCAAGCTTTAAAAGAAGCAATTTGGAAAATCGATGATTTACAAGAGAAAGTGGAAGAATTACAAGATGCCGTTAGCGAAATTTAATTTCCGTCCTGGAATAAATAAAGAAACAACAGACTATACAGACGAAGGTGGCTGGACAGATGGCAACCTTGTTCGTTTTCAAGCGGGCCTTCCTCAAAAAATAGGTGGATGGGAAAAGTATTCTCAAAATTCTTTCTTAGGAAGTTGCCGAACATTGTTTGAGTGGTCTGATTTTGACGGCAATCAATATTTAGGTGTAGGAACTAATCGTAAATTTTATGTTCTTAATCAATCTGTTTTCTATGATATTACACCACTACGATCCACAGTTTCAGCTACAAACGTAATGACTACAAATGGAACAACTTCTGTAAGGTTTACTGTTACAGGTCATGGTTGTGCTACAGGAGATTTTGTAACTATTTCTGGATTGTCAGCTCCTGTTAATGGTATTCCAATAGCACAAATAAACGCTAATCATTCTGTAGCTGTTGTGGATGCTAATAACTTTAATATAACAGTTACGACTCAAGCTAATGGATCTACATCTAATACTGGAGGTACTTTAACATTTGCTTTTGAAATACCTGTTGGCGAAGACTTACAAAATCTTTTAGGTGGTTGGGGTTCTAGTAGTTGGAATGCTGGCTCTTGGGGTTTTGGTGCTACCGGAACTTCTTTTAGATTATGGAATCAAGATAATTATGGTGAAGATCTTATTATGAATTACAGAGGCGGTGGTATTTATAAGTGGGACGAGAGTGCAGGAACAAATACTCGTGCTACAGATATAACCGATGATTCAGGAGCTATTTTAGCTCCAACAAAAGCAAATCAAGTTATTGTCTCTGAAAGAGACGGCCATGTTATTGCGTTAGGTGTTGATCCTATTTCTGGTGCTTCTAGAACAGGAACAATAGACCCAATGATAATAGCAATTTCTAATCAAAACAGTGCAGTCGATTGGCAAATACGAACAGATGGTACATCTACAGCTGATCAAATTGAATTAAATCTAGGTTCTGAGATTATTGGCGGGCTACAAACTCGTCAGGAAATATTAGTATGGACCGATATCGCATTGTTTTCATTGCGATTCGTAGGGGGACCCCTGCCCTTTACCACTTCTCTCCTCGCTAGGGGTCCCTCGATACTTGGTCCAAATGCAGCAGTTAATGGAGCTGATGCAACATTTTGGATGGATAAATCTAACTTCTATGTCTATACAGGTTCTGTTCAAGCATTACCTTGTAGCGTAAAAGAGTATGTCTTTAACGATATTAACTATGACGAAAGATATAAAATTTTTGGTTTTTCTAATCAAACATTTGATGAAGTAGGATGGTACTATCCTTCTGCTGGTTCTAACGAAATTGAT